GATTCACATCCACCTCGTCCACCACATTCGCAAGGCTGCGGACGAACGGATCATCCCGGACAAGTTTTCGGTCAAGGGCGCTGGCGAAATCGTGGACCTTGCCGACAACCTGCTCATCATCGCGAGGAATCAGGTGAAGGAAGCCAAGATCCGAGCCTTGCAGGAAGTGGACGTGTCCGAGCCTGACGGCTTCATCCGGGTTGCAAAGCAACGGCACGGCGAATGGGAAGGGCTGTTCAATTTCTGGTTCGACGCTCGCAGCCACCAATGGATTCCAGAGTATGGGAAGCCGGCGATGCCTTTCCCGCCTCCGGATGAAAACGGCAGGATGCCCAGCCTGTACGGCGAGGTGGCGATATGAGCCGCGAATCCAACCGTACCCGCTGGCCTGAACTGGCCAAGGTTGTGGACCAGATGAAGGCGGTCTTTGGCGAAGTACAAGTTCTCAGCATCTACGAATCCGGCAAGCTGGTAGCCGGGAAGCATTACCAGCGAAACCTAATCGTCCCGACAAAGGACTGGCTACCGAGGAAAAAGAAATGAACCCACAACCACGCAGCGCAGAAGAACTTATCCACATCATGCGGATGAAGGCAAAGGACTTTGCCCGCGCAAAAGCAGATCGGGTTCGGTTGGAGCATTACCGCAAATCCAAGCAGGCCATGCTGATGAAGGAAGCCGAGCGTGCCGGCTACAACACTGCCGCAGCCCAAGAGCGGGAAGCACTAGCAGATCCCGCATACGCTGAACTGCTGGAAGGGCTATCCGCAGCAACCTACGACGAAGAAGTGAACCGCTGGGAACTGGAGGCCGCCAGATTTGCGCTCGAAGTGTGGCGTACCCGCCGTGCAGATGAGCGAGCAGAGATGAAGCTAACCTAAACATGCCTCTAGAAGCTGCGTAGAGGCGCGAGAATCGACGATCTATGGAAAAAGGTACACACCTACCGCCCCTATCAGAAAAAGAGCGTAGAGAGCGTTTTGAGGCGCTTTCTGAATTGGGCTGTGCCATCTGCGGTCAGCCGCCTCAAATCCACCACCTGATCGGAACCAAGTGGAGGGGCATGGGCCAGAAGGCTGATGACCGTCACACGATCCCGTTGTGCATGAAGCATCACACCGGATCACACGGCATTCACCACATGGGGATGCGCAAATGGGAGTACAGATTTGGAACTCAGGAAGAGTTGCTGTTAGAAACGGATTATAAAATCGAAATGTTAAAACAAATCCATAAAAATGGGTATGTAGATCCAACCGTACTTGAGCAAGAGTTCGAGCAAAAACAATAACTTACTTGACATAAACATCTCCTTTTGGTAAAATATTTAGGTGAAATCGACTAATGCCAAAAATAAATTCGCGGGCCAAAGGAAAGGCAGGTGAACTCGAAGTTGTCCACATCCTGCGTGAAGAGTTGGGACTTGAAGCAACCCGGAATCTTGACCAGTGGCGAGATGGCGGGTCTGACATTCTTGGCCTCGATGGTTGGGCAATCGAAGTTAAACGCGCTAAGACACCCAAGCTTTCCGAATGGTGGAGCCAAAGTGTCCGTCAGGCTGGAACTACAAAATTCCCCGCACTCTGGTATAGACTTGACCGCAAATATTGGCGGGTTGTAATTCCGCTGCACTCCATCACCCGTGATTTCGGACTCAATCTGGATCTGGAATGGACTGTGGAACTAAGCCCGGAAGCGTTTTGCGCCATTGCGCGTGAACACATAGCGGAGAAAGAACATGGAGCAGCCGACACCGAATCCGGTAGGCCGACCCAGCAAGTACACTGAAGAACTGCTCAAAAAAGCAGCAGGGTATGTCGCTTACGCCTACTCAGAAGACAAGCTTCCTAGCCTTGAAGGGCTGGCTTTGTATATCGGAGTAAGACGGTCAACTATTTACGAATGGCAAAAAGATCCAGCTAAACAGGATTTTTCAGACATTTTAGAGAACATTCTGGCGCATCAGGCTGAAACCCTTATCAACAAAGGGCTGAAGGGCGAGTACAACTCAACAATCACCAAGGTAATCCTGACGAAGCACAACTACAGCGACAAACAGGAAGTGGATCTGTCCAGCACTGACGGATCTATGCGCCCTACAGTCATTGAACTGGTGGCTCCGTAATGGGCAAAGGAAGCAAGCCGCGTCCAATCCCGGACCGCAAACAGTACGAAGAGAACTGGGACCGCATCTTCGGGAAGAAAAAGCAGGATGAAAGCCCAGCTAAAGATCCCTCCTAAACTCATTCCGGTCTTCAACACACCAAACCTCCGCTACCGTGGAGCATACGGAGGCCGAGGCAGCGCAAAGACCCGAACATTCGCCCTGATGACAGCCGTGCATGGCTATCGCATCGGGGAATCCGGCGGATCAGGCCAGATACTGTGTGGCCGTGAGTTTATGAACTCGCTCGATGATTCGTCCCTCGAAGAAGTCAAATCAGCCATCCGATCTGTGCCGTGGCTGGATGATTATTACGAATGCGGCGAGAAGTACGTCCGCTCCAAGGATGGCCGGATCACTTACGTCTTCGCTGGATTGCGTAGATCGCTCGATGCGCTGAAGTCCAAGGCCAAGCTGATTCTTGCGTGGATTGACGAAGCTGAGACCGTCTCCGAGACCGCATGGAGAAAGCTGATCCCGACTGTCCGTGAGCATGACTCCGAAATCTGGGTGACGTGGAACCCAGAATCCAAGGAATCAGCGACCCACAAACGCTTCCGTCAGGACCCGCCAGACAACGCGATGATCGTGGAGATGAACTGGCAGGACAATCCGTGGTTTCCTGCTGTACTGGAGCAAGAGCGCCTAGAGGACAAGAACAAGCGTCCAGACATCTACGATCACGTCTGGGGTGGCGACTTCCTTGTGCATGCAGAGGGCGCGTATTACGCCACTGAAATGCGGGAAGCCAAGGATCAGGGCCGTATTGACGTGGTGAATTACGAAACCTCTACAGGCGTTGTAACGGCATGGGACTTGGGCATCGGGGACAGCACGGCGATCTGGTTCGCTCAGTTCATCGGCCCAGAAGTCAGAATTATCGACTATTACGAATCCAGCGGCGTGGGCTTAGACCATTACGCCCGCGTGCTTCAGGAAAAAGGCTACACCTACCGGGAACACATCCTGCCGCATGACGTGCGGGTGAAAGAACTGGGGTCAGGCAAATCTCGACTGGAAACGCTCGACAGCCTCGGCATTAGTCCAGTAACGATTGCCCCGCAGCTAATGGTGGACGACGGAATCCAAGCTGTCCGCTCCATGCTAAAGAACTGCTGGTTCGACGCAGAACGCTGTGAGCGAGGCATTGACGCATTACGCCAATACCACCGAGAATACGACGACAATGGAAAAGTATGGCGTAGCCGGCCCGCTCACGACTGGGCATCACACGGAGCAGATGCGTTTCGATATTTGGCGGTTGGCTACAGACCCGCCCAAACAAAATGGGGCGAGCCGATACGGAGGAATCTCCGAGGAATAGCGTAATGGCGGAATTGTTTTGGGATAAGATCAAAGGATTACTTGGGTTTGAGGATCAGAACGAACCGACAAAGCCATACCAGCCTGAAATCAAGCCAGTAAAGCCAGAAGGCTTTTTTCAAGAATCATTTGCTCGTGCAGGAGAAATGCTGCAAGGGCAACAAATCTCCCGCCCTACAAGTTTATTTGATGTTGGCTACAACATTGCCAAGTCAAACATTCAATCAATCCCTCAAGGAATCAGCAACGAAGGCATCATCAACAAAGACGTTTACGTTCCGGTTGTTTCTGAGGCCGGATACATCGGCAGAAAGATTGCCGGATTACTTGAGCCAACCGGCCAAGCCCTTGAAGACGTTGGGCATGGCGGAGATGTAATTCGCTTTGGCGAGCAGACCAGAATCCCGACCGTAACCAAAACAGGCCAAGAGCTTGGTTTGCTTGGCATGGACATTGCCACAATGGGCGGCGCAAAGCCGGCCAGAACCATAGCGAAAGACGTTTATCGTGGAACAATGGATTGGCTTGCAGAGCCACCCCCATCGGAAGCATTCCAGCTTGGCGCTGTTCAAGATGCCTACATGGGCGTGAAAGGTACTGATCCAGTCACAAGCATCCGCACTGACATGGGCGAGTTGTCCACAAAAGGAACTGGCGCATGGGCTACCAAGCTTCGTGGTCAGGCATATACCTATGCCCCGCAGGGGAATGTAGTGCCGGTCCGCATTGAAGATGAAGGCTTTGCCAGCGTCAACTTTGCCGGGGAGAATTGGAAGAAGGCCCCGCAGGGCGCACAGCTACAAATTCCGGGTCGCGAAGCGATTGACGTTTCCGGTATGGACACAAATGCCATTGCTCGCATCGCCAGAGAACAGGGCGCTCCGGGGTTGAGATTCCAGAACATCTGGGATGAAGGTCCGTATGGCGCAATGAATATGAAGATTCCGGGCGTCGAATCTGACATCAATCAGATGCGTCGTGGCGGAACTGAACAGTTTGTAGTGTTCGACAAGGAGCGCATCTGGCCACAAGCCCAAGAAGGGCTTTTGGGCCGCCCTGCTGTAGGCGCATCAGGCAAGCCAACAGGCGCTATCGAATACTCTGTGACGCCTGAAGCCAACCAGATTATTGCAGCAGAGCGACAGGCAGCACGAGTTGGTCCTCGCCAGCCTGCTCAACCGCCTGCATTTATAGACCCTAGATTCAAAGCCCCGGTTGACCCAGAAACTGGCATGTACAGCCCGGTTGAAGAGGCTTTGCTGAACCTGCGCCAAGAAACCATGACCCCGCAGCAGGCTCGCAGCTACCTGATGAATCAGGGCTTGTCTCGTGGCCAACTGGAAGATTCTGGCGTCTGGGATGATCTGCAATGGGCGCAAAACAACAACGAACGTGTCACCAAGACTGGCCTGCTGGATACGCTTGGCACAGATATGCCACAGCAGGAGATTCAGGTCCGCAGGTTTGAGCAAGGCTCACAACAGCCAAGCGAATTTGATTTCAGCAACCCAGAAGTAATCGACGATTACGCTTATATCGAATCAGTTGCAGAAGATTTGGCGTATGACGCATTCTCCTTGGACCAAGCAGGGTCCACTTGGTATCGAGATCAGCGCATGCGAATTGCTGAAAACTACACTGGCGACCCAGAACTGGTGCAGTCGATATTCGACGAACTGGAAGCTGCTGCTGGCGGATTTGGCAATGCAAGGCTGCAAGACTTGAGCCGTGACGCGGAAGAAGCTGTATCCAAATGGGCGGATGAGATTGCTACCGAGCAATATTACGAAAATCCGGTAGTGCGGTATGACATTGACGTAAGTGGTGATGGCGACTACTACACGGTCGTCGGTAACGAAGATTTTGGCTTTTCCCTAGAAGATGCTCGTGGCCGTCCGTTTGGCGATACGGTCTACAGCCTGAATGAAGCAGAAGTCCAGATTCGAGCGCACGCAACGGACGAAGGCTATGGGCTTGCCGATGTCGGCAACACCAAATGGTCCGACTATACGATGGGCGGGCTTGACCCGGATGATCTCGAAGATATGAATTACGAGGAAATCTTGATTAAGGCTCCGCCTATCCGTGGCGGCAGGGATTACGTCCCCAACAGAATGCACTGGGACGAAGAAGAAAACGTCGTTTATCACATCCGCAAGACGGACCGCATGGGCGAGGGCGGCCAAGACATCCTGTTCATCGAAGAATTGCAGTCCGACTGGCATCAGAAAGGTCGCCAGAAGGGCTACGATAAGTTTACTGACGCCGAACGCAGGGAAAAAATAGTCGAAATTCATCGTGCTTATGGCAGGTCCAACGAGGAAATTAGAAAAGCAGAAGAGGCGCTTAAAGCGGCGGACGAGAACCCGGCGTCCAATCCAAGACTGAGTGCAGCAATCAATCAAATTGCGGATATGCACCAAACTCCAAGTTCCAGAGGCATGAGCAACTGGGATATTGCTAGAAATATCGTGCATAACGCCATCAGTTGGGATAATTCAACAGGCAATGAGGCCGTAATGAAAATTATCCAAGACACGCCAGAATTATCTGCGCTCTATAAGGGTCGATTAAACGAGAGGGCCGCTAGGCGAATGGACAATGAATTTAATTCAATGATCCCGCAAGGCCTGTTTGCTGATGATCGCTGGATCTCTCAAGGATTGAAGCAAATGCTGGTGAAGGCAGCCAAAGAAGGCAAGGACGGCGTTGCTTGGACCCCATCGCACATTCAAGTCGGTCAATGGTCGAACAGGTACAGAAAGCTGTACGAAACCCTGTACGATAAAAAGCTGCCGGGCATCGCCAAGAAGCTGGAAAAAGAATACGGCGTCAAGTTTGAAAAGATTAAGATTGACGGCGAAGAAGTTCCATATTTGAGGCTGAACAAAAAAGCCAGAGAACGCATTCGCGAAAGGGGCATGGAATTGTCCGCTGTAGCCCCCGGAATACCGGGCGCAGGATTGCTTGCGGATCAACAAGATAACGAGCAAAATCAACCAATGCGCGGACTGCTTGGATAACATTATGGCAATCACAACATACGCAACGCTCCAGACCGCAATTGCTGATTTCCTAAATCGCGACGACCTGACGAGCGTTATCCCAACCTTCATTCAGTTGGCAGAAGCCCAGATGAACCGGGACATTCGTCACTTCAAAATGGAGAAGCGGGCCACGGCATCCTTGGATAGCGAATACTCGTCTATTCCGGGTGACTGGTTAGAAACCATCCAGCTTCATGTGATTGGTAGTGGCACTTACCCGCTGGATCTGGCAAGCCGTCAGACCATCGCAGACAAGCGATCTGGCGCAAACGATCAGTCAGGACGCCCTCGCTATTACGCACACGCTGACAGCCAGTTTGAGTTG